GTCGTAATCTATTCTATACGATTGAAGATGAGGTTACTGGTAAATATCTTGGTGTACTTTGTATATCATCCGACTTCTTGGATTTAACTCCAAGAGACAATGCAATTGGATGGTCGAGAGATGTTAAGACTTCTCAAGGCATGATTAATCATACTGCCATTGGGTCCACGATTGTTCCTTTACAGCCTCTTGGTTATAATTATATGGGTGGAAAGTTATTGGCATTGTTATGTCTTGCTGATACAGTTCAAAAAGATTGGAAAGAAAGATATGGAGATGTCTTGGTCGGAGTTACAACTACTTCTCTTTATGGTAACACTAAGTCTAATGGTCTTTCTCAATATGATGGATTAGAACATTGGAATAAAATGGGTTTCTCCTCTGGTTCGGTGGCATTTGAACCATCGAGAGCAACTAAGAGAATGATATTTGATTGGTTAAAAGAGAATCATACTAAAAAATATTTTGAATGGTGGGAAGCCAAGAATAAACAAGGACTGCCATTGAAGCGTGACCATAAAAATCGGTCATTACACTTTGCTTATCCTAAACTTGGCATACCAAAAGAATTAACCAGAACAGAACATCAAAGAGGAATCTATTTCTCTCCTCTTTATGACAACACCAGTGAATATCTCCGCAAGGAGATTGGTGATGATAAACTAGTAAAGTCTTTCGATACTAGTTTGGAAGCTTTGACGAATATTTGGAAAACCAAATATGCTAAAGGCCGTATATCAATGTTGAAGAAAAAGAATACTGTTTCGTATGAAGCCTTATTCTATGATGACTTGATAAAAATGTCTTGGGAAGAAACCAAGGCAAAATATCTGACACAAGTTGGCAGATAATCAAGTGTACCACAAGTATGCTTGACAATCATACATATATAATGTTATGATGTTACTACTCGTTAATTGCGAGGATTTTTTAAATTATGAACAAGGAGTTCTACATGAAGTTATCAGCAAAAGAAAAGATTGCTAAGTATTTGGCAACTAATGAAACCCGTGGTTTGACAGTTAGTCAAGCTCGTGCTCGTTTTGGCATTCAAAACGTTTCTGCTCGCATTGAAGAATTGCGTAAAGAAGGTCATGTAATTTATACAAATACAAAGACCCGTGCTGATGGCACTCGGTTCCATTTGTATCGTATGGGTAAGCCAACTAAAGCATTAGTTCGTGCTGCCATTGCTGCCGGTTTTAACTTTAACCAACCTCACTCTGAAGTTGCTTAAGTTGTAATGTTGCATAGGGAGTTCGCTGGGAAGCGATACTCCCTTTTTTATTTTTTATTATATAATGGACTAAAATGGAAATCTCAATCTCAAAAGAAGAATTACAAAAGAAAAGCCTATTTGTAGCCACACCAATGTATGGTGGTATGAATCACGGCCTATACATGAAAGCCTGTTTAGATTTACAAGGCGTGTGTATGCAGTATAATATTCCAGTCAAATTCTCATTCTTATTTAATGAGTCCCTAATTACCAGAGCAAGAAATTATCTTGTTGATGAGTTCATTCATAGGTCTGAATGTTCACATTTGTTGTTTATTGATTCAGATATTAATTTTGGTCCACAAGATGTGTTAGCTTTATTAGCTTTAGACAAAGATGTTATTGGTGGTCCTTATCCGAAGAAAGCAATTAAATGGAAATCAGTAGCAACAGCTTTAAGAAAGAATCCAGAAATTGAACCAAATATGTTAGAGAAAGTTACTGGTGATTATGTGTTTAATCCAGTTAAAGGTACAGCACAATTTTCTGTAACAGATCCGTTGAAAGTGATGGAGATTGGAACAGGATTCATGTTGGTAAAGCGTGAAGTATTTGCTAAAATGGAACAAGAGTATCCGTCTATTCGTTACAAACCAGACCATGTAGGTCAAGCACACTTTGATGGCAGTCGTTATATTCATGCCTTCTTTGATACAGTCATTGATACTAAAGATTCTATCACAGGTGGTGGTTCTGACCGATATCTATCAGAAGATTATATGTTCTGTCAAATGTGGCGTAAGATGGGTGGTGAAATCTGGTTATGTCCTTGGATGAAAACAGAGCACATTGGTACATATCACTTCAAAGGAGATATGGCTGCTGTTGCTAATTTTGTCGGAGAAATGTAATGAAATATGATGATGTTGTAAAAGCATCACAGACTGCCGAAACAGGTGGTCGTAAGTTTGATGGTAACAAATTAGAATATGGTTTGTTACCGCCATTAGCATTAAAGGCAACAGTAGATATACTTACCTTTGGTGCTCAGAAGTATGAACGGGATAATTGGAAATTTGTTCCTGATTCTAAGCGTAGATACTTTGATGCCGCACAACGGCATTTATGGGCTTGGAAAGAAGGAGAACAGAATGACCAAGAGACCGGTAAAAATCACTTGGCACATGCGCTGTGCTGCTTGATGTTTTTGTATGAACATGATATAATGTATTCTTTAAATAATGGAGAAGTGAATGAAACTATCAAATGAAACCGTAAATGTGTTGAAGAATTTTTCAACCATCAATCAAGGTTTAGAATTTAAACAAGGCAAGACAATCAAAACAGTATCTTCTAGTAAAGCATTAATGGCAGAAGCTACTTTATCTGATGACTTTCCAGAAACCTTTTGTATCTATGATTTAAACCAGTTCTTATCGGTCAATTCTTTGTTCAAAGATAAACCAGAATTAGTTTTTGATGATGCAAATGTGGTATTTACAAGTGGTCGAAACAAAGTGAAGTATCGTAAAACAGCCAAGAGTATGATTGTAGCTGCACCAGATAAAACAATTACATTACCATCTGTTGATGTATCTTTTACTTTGAAGGCTGAAGATTATCATTGGATTATGGATACTGCTAAAGTATTATCTTCACCACATATTGCCATTCAATCTGATGGTGATGCAGTTGAGATTGTTACCTTTGATGCAGCCAATGATTCTGCTCACGTTAATTCAATGCAGATTGAAGGTCTTGATGCTGGTGGTAAGAAATATAAAATTGTTTTCAACACAGAAAACTTTAAGATGATTCCTGGTAGTTATGAAGTTAATGTTTCTTTTGGTGGTATCAGTCACTTCAAGAATACTAAAGACAACATTCAATATTGGATGGCATCTGAAACTAAGCATACTAAAGTCGGAGGTTAATATGACTTGTTTTATACATCTTACGGATGTTGTTAGTGGAAATTTTGTTGCTATTAATCCAACAAAAGTTGTTTGTGTATTTACAAACAAAGATCCGGATTCTGGAGTAGAAACTACAGTAGTTAATTTAGGAAATGGTAATGTTGGTGTTGCTGAAGAATATTTGGAAGCTGTTCGCCTGTTACAAAACGGCACTTAGCCAGGCGATTTTTGAGTTGTATTATATTATGGGAGTTTTGAATGGAACATTTACTATGGGTCGAGAAGTATCGACCAGCCAAAGTGGAAGATTGTATTCTTCCGGATACAATCAAAACCACTTTTCAAGAATATGTCAATAGAAAAGAAATACCAAACTTATTACTTTCAGGCTAAGCAGGTGTTGGTAAAACAACAATTGCGAAAGCCCTCTGTGAAGAAGTTGGCTGTGACTACATTATTATTAATGGTTCTGATGAATCTGGTATTGATGTACTTCGTAATAAGATTAAAAATTATGCTTCGTCTATCTCATTATCAGGTGGTCGAAAAGTAGTCATCATAGATGAAGCAGACTATCTAAATCCAAATTCCACGCAACCTGCAATGCGTGGTGCAATCGAGGAGTTCTCCTCAAACTGTTCGTTCATCTTTACTTGTAACTTCAAGAATCGGATTATTGATCCAATCCATTCTCGTTGTTCTGTTATTGACTTCAAAATCAATGGCAACAAAGCAAAGATGGCCGCTCAATTCTTTAAGAGAGTTGAGTGGATTCTAGAACAAGAAAAAATTAAATATGATAAAGAGGTAGTGGCTGCCGTCATTACTAAACATTTCCCTGATAACCGTAGGATATTAAATGAACTTCAACGTTACTCCGTTTCTGGTGTTATTGATAAAGGTATTCTTTCTAATGTTACTGATGTACAACTTGATGCTTTGGTACAAGGGTTAAAAGATAAAGATTTTGGATCGGTTCGTAAGTGGGTTACGAACAACTTGGACAATGATCCAACCAAAATCTATCGTAAGTTATATGATACATTGTATGAACAGTTGAAACCAAACGCAGTTCCTCAGTTGGTTTTACATCTTGCTAAGTATCAATATCAAGCCGCATTTGTTGCTGACCATGAAATCAATATGGTGGCTTGTTTAACAGAAATCATGGTTGATTGTGAATTTAAATAAAGGAAAATATATTATGGTTTTACCACGATTTGAATTTAAAAATATTAGGATGGAAAGAACTCCGATTGAAGAATTTTTTAATCTTCCAGCTGTACCTATGCAAAGAGATACTATTGGTAGAGCATCAAAACCAAAAGTAAAAAGAATGTTAAGAGTATTAAAAGCTCCACATTTGGAAGTTTCATTGATTGAATTGACAAAAGATTGTTCTTATTACGGTAAAAAATATAAGAAAGGTTTTCGTGCCATCGTAAATGGGAACACAAGAAAACATTATTGGGTAAATTCATTGACAAATGCAGTTCCTACTCATGTTAATTCTACAATATATTATTGTGATAATATGGAAGAAGTAAGAGATATTTACAATATGTTTGATAATCCAGACCAATCTGAAAAGAATCAAGAAAAACTGTATGGTATTCTTTCTGGATTATATAATTATGAACCTGTTTCTTCAAAAATACTTAAAGGAGAATTTCTTACAGCATTACATTTTGCTTGTTACAAATTGCATCCATCAAAATATAGTCAAGCAAATATTAAATCAGAAGATTTACCTTTTGAAGTTAAAGAATATATTGAAGAAATCAAAGCTTTTGATTCAATATGTTTTACTCCTAAAAATTGGGACCAAGCATTAGTTTGTTCTGCTTTAATGTGTTTAAAGAAATACGGATTAAATAATACAAGATTACTAGAATTATTTGACAGAATTGATAAACGTAAAATGGACACAACACAAGCTGAACGTGATGGAGCAACACATATTTGTTTTGAGTGGGATACCGGCGAAAGATTTCCCGTCAAAGGAACATCATGGTACAAACCAGGTGGATTCTCACAAGCGATACCATATATTTTATACTGGGTAGAAAAATTTATGACCGGTAAAAAACAAATGCAGATTGGTAAAGGTTGGGAGAATATGGCCGATAATTGGTTTACTGAGTATCATACAATCAATTCTAATTTGACAAAGCTTTTAAATTCACAATCTCAAATTATTGAAGACCATTTCAAAATTGAAGCCTAATAAAAGGATAATTATATTATGATGACCAAAGATGAAATGATGAATGAATTAGGTTTGGCCGGTGAAAAGATTATCATTAATATGTTAAGTGAATCAGGACATAAAGTTAAAACTTCAATTAACAAATATGATTCTGAAAAAGATTTATTGGTTGAAGATAAAAAAGTAGAAGTGAAAACACAAGTACCTTTTGTGATGCAAGACGCTTTTACTTTTAAACCAAATCAACTTAAAAAATGTCGTTCTGTTGATATTCTTTATTTTGTTTGTGTACCACCTCCTAGACATAAAGACAAATGGGCTGGCTGGGTATTTGAAGCTGATCCAAAAGCTTTTACTACTAGAAATTACACAACAAAAGATGGTAGAGTTATGATATTAATTGATAGAAGTCAACCAGCATTAAAACCTGTAAAGAAAATTTCTGATGAAGAAGTGAAGGAACTACAAAAATATTCTGTATCTGGATATTAATATGCCTGACCTATTCAAAGACATTATACCCTCAATCCTCCAAACCAAAAAGAATGTATTACAAGATGAATTAGATGTAAAAGATTATACACCTTTTGTTGTAAATCGTGCTTTGTCATATCATATGGATTGTATTCTGTATGCCAATGAAATGAATCTTTATCCAGAAATGGATAAAGACCTTCAATATCAGTACCTTCTAAATACCATTAGGTCGATGAAACGGAAATTTCAACCGTGGCAGAAAGCATCGGCCGACAAGGATTTAGAATGTGTCAAGGAATATTTTGGTTATTCAAATCAAAAAGCCAAAGAGGCTTTGCGGATTCTAAATGATGAACAAATCGCTGAAATAAAAGCAAATACAATAAAAGGCGGAGTGAACAAATCATGATTTTAATTACAGATTTGGTAGAGGTTACCCTAGCGGAAAAGGATGATTTCCTTAAAGTCCGTGAAACACTAACACGAATCGGTGTAGCATCCAAAAAGGACAGAATTTTATACCAATCTTGCCATATTTTACATAAGCAAGGCCGTTATTACATCGTACATTTTAAAGAGTTGTTTGCATTAGATGGCAAGCCAACGGACATATCAGAGAATGATTTGTCCCGTAGGAATGCTATAACAAAGCTGTTACAAGATTGGGAATTGGTTAAAGTGGTAAATAACAAACAGATTGAGGAACCACCTCCAATCTTTCTATCACAAATCAAGATACTATCACATAAAGAAAAAGACGAATGGGAATTAGTACCAAAATACAATATTGGTAAAAAACCAGGCGCTTATTAAAAACTGATATAAATAATAGTGTGATGCCTTCGGGGTCACATTTTTATAACTCGCTTAACTAAGGAGAAATCTATGAGCACAATATCCCTATTTCCTAAATGGGAATCACTTCACAAAACTTTGGATCCTTTCACAATCGGCTTTGAAGATGTACTAAGTCAATTAGAGAAAGTTCACTCCAACATGGCCAAAACAATTCCTGGCTACCCTCCATATAATATCAAACAAGTTAAAGATAACAAGTATGTCATCGAAATGGCAGTTGCTGGTTTTGCCAAGACCGACATTGAAGTTACTTTAGATGGTGATAAACTGGTCATCAAAGGTACTTCGAAAGAAACCGAACCTGATGAGGCTTATGTTTACAAAGGTATCGCAGCACGGAACTTTGAACGGACATTTACATTGGCTGATAAGGTAGAGATTAAAGATGCCGAAATCGTTAATGGTATGTTAAATATCTGGTTGGAAAACATTGTTAAGGCACAGGATGCCATTAAAAAGATTGCCGTTAAGTCAAAAGACTAAGTGGTAAACTTGTAGGAGGCTCTTGACAGCCTCCTATTTTTCATGTATAATGGACTCTTATTATGATTAAGGTGAAACTATGAGTACCAAAGTTGAATTGTTTTCTGTGGCACAAAGGCATTTCTTTGATGCTAAATCCAAAGATGATATGAGGCTTGCCAAAGACTTTTTTGTTAAGCATGCGTGGGGTTCTAATGGTTGTCCATTCTTCCTAGAAGTTCCATGGTTAAATGTTCCAGATATGCTTAAAGACAGAATCATGAAACATCACCTAGACATAAAAAACTAAATAGCGGAGTGCGAGTAACATAGGTATTATGCCAATTATTGGGTCAATTTTCTAAGGAGAGGCCTAATGCAGTTAAGTATAGTTGGTTGTCCCGATAAAGAGCGATTCAGACCTTATGTGAAACGTGCTGTTATTTTTTATACAAATGAACTTATTTCTAAAAAGTTGTTAGAAAACATATACTTGAAGATAAAGTTCAGTAAAACATTAGATGTTCTTGGTTATGCTGAGGTTAAAGAGTATAATAATTCTGGTAAACCAAGAGAATTCGAAATAGAATTAAACTACAATATTAGTGGTCCTGATATATTAAAAACTTTAGCCCATGAACTTGTACATATCAAACAGTTTGTTTATGGGGAAACCAACGAAGCCTTAACCCGTTGGAAAGGTAATAAAGTTTCTAATGATATTGATTACTGGTTTGAACCATGGGAAATAGAAGCAAGAGGATTAGAATTGGCACTATTTACTAAGTTTGCTATCGAGGAGAAGCTTTGGAATGTGTTTAAAGATGTAAATAACCTTGATGAACCAATAGAAGTAGAACCATTAGGTTGGAAAGAATACAGTTAAAATAACTACAATTTCATATAAATTAAACCCTAGTCTAAACCACTAGGGTTTTTTAGTCTCCAGAGCCTTATTCCTCAACGTTGTTTTTTTACAACATCATGAAAATAGTGCTTGACTTTCTCCTTGGTTAGTGTATAATGGTTATATTAATTGAGAGGAAACTAAATGAAAACAGAAATGTTAAGTAACCAAGCTTGTGTTAATTATATTAATGGTCGTTTACATTTGATTAAAGAATTAATTGCTGATGAAGCAAAGTTTGATAGCATTACTAGGGAAACAGTTGATAAGCAATTTGAAAAGATTAAAGAATATTTGAGTGTCGTATACACTAGAAAATAAAAGTTTTACTCGGTTCGTCTATCGGTTAGGACATCCGCCTTTCACGCAGATAAGACCAGTTCGATTCTGGTACCGAGTACCAAGTTGTCAAAAGTTGCCGAGCTTCGAATCGGGGGTATCTTGCTCGTCCTTACGCAAGAGGTGTTATTACAGCATTCTGACAATGTAATAACTGTGGTTACTACAGAGTAAAAAAGTGTAACTAACGATGAATTCCAATCGAGGGCTTGAGACAACAAGTAGCTCGTCCCAATTTGGAGCAGAAGCATCAATGGTGATGCAGCGGACTGTAAATCCGCCGCCTTATGGCACGTTTGGTTCAATCCCAAAATGCTCCACCAGTATTATGCACCGATGGCAGAGTGGTCTAATGCAACGGATTGCAAATCCGTAAAATCGTAGGTTCGAATCCTACTCGGTGTTCCAAAGTATACCACAAAGTCTATTGACAATGTGTATATATAATGATATACTAGTATCTACTGTTGAGAAACAGCAAAACTTCCGTCTCTCTTGGAGACCCTGTAACCGGTAAGCAGGATTTTTAGTTTAGTGTTATCAGGGTATCGTTAATAGACGTATTAACTATGCGGGCCTAACTGGCGAGGGACAGGTCCTGATATAACTGCTTAGTCGCTATGGGATGGAAGCACCAGACCCCTAAATTGAGCAGATAACACTAAATTAAGAATATGCGGTGGGTTGGAGAACAGATTAAGCTTCCCGTTTAATCACCTTTGTGCAACTCAAAGACACCGCTCCAGATTTGCGGGATTAGTTTAGTGGTAAAACGAAACCTTGCCAAGGTTTAGTTGTCAGTTCGATTCTGTCATTCCGCTCCAATATATGAATAAAAAAGAAGAAGTTAAAACTGAGCATAAAGTACATGAAGTCAAATGGGGTAAGTATTTGACACCAGAAAAATTAACTGAACTGTTAGATAAAGTGTATTCGCAAGTAAATAAAGAAAAGAAGTAACTTCCGCGGAGTAGCTCAGAGGTAGAGCATTGGACTCATAATCCAGGGGCCGTAGGTTCGATTCCTTCCTCCGCAACCAACTTTGGAGATTATAATGACCTGGAATAAAATTTATAAAGATTTTCAAGAAGGTGAATCATTGGATAATATCGATCCTACCAAACAACAGGACGATAAGCATGAAGATGAGGAGTGGGATTATCTAGAAAAAGAAATAGAACGGAAGAAAAAAGAAGAGGCTAGACTTAATGCTAACCCCTTCATCGATCCAGGTTATTAAAACAATATTTTACCTGATACTTGTACCATATTACTCTTAACATCGTCCCATTGTTGTTGACCAGCTCTGATTGAAACATCAGCTTTATCTTTAACTTTATAACTCAAACCACCTAATAAGGTTTTATAATTTAAAGTTGTACGACTTGCTTCAGCAACTACATTTAATTTATTAGTAATTGGTCGGTCAATATTTACACCAACTTCTTCACTAATTTTTGTTGTGCTAGTTGGGTCATATGTAACAGAAGTTAAATCTGAACCACTACTAGTTACACCAGATACTCTATTTTTCTCCCAACGTACACCAGCAAAAGGTCTTACACCATATATTGATGGTGTATACGCTCTGCCTGTAACCCAATTATCTATACCATTTGTTGTTGCTGAATTTGATAAACCTAATTCAGGAATACTATAATTGGCATCGTAACGATTGTTTGCAAGGCCTATATCATTTTTAATTAACCAATCTTTTACTGTATATAAACTATACACACCAAAATGGTTTTTAATTGCACTACCACCACCATTTTCACCAGTTAATGTAGAGTTAGTATGGTTATATTGAGCACCAACAATCCAATCTGGTCGTATACGTTTATCAGCACCAACACCAAAACGATTACCTGTTGAACTATAACTATCAGATGCACCACTACGATTACCTTCTATTGTTACATAACTTGTAATTTCTTTGTCACCAGCAAATCTGCCATCTTTAACTTTTTGACGGTCAGTTACTCGGCTATCTAACCATAAATTACCTGCAATATTAGTACGTTGTAATTTTTCTAATTGGTCAATACGAGCTGCATAATCTTTATTGGTTTGTGCTTGGTCAATTTCTAATCCATTTACACTATTTGTTGTAACTGCATTACTATTACTTACAGTAACCACAGGAGTACCATTTGCAGTAGTAGTTGTATTATCACTATAACTTGTAACTGTTACTGGAGTAGTTGTAGTAGTTGTAGTTACAGGAGTAGTTATAGTAGTAGTGATTGTTGCAGGAGTTGTATTTGTTACTGTTGTTGTTTGTGTAACAGTCAAAGATTTATCCGTTTGAGCACCACGACTATTTGCTAAATCAACTACTGTTGTAGTGGTACCATAAGCAACTGATGTAGTAACTACAGGAGTACCATTAACAGAACTTGTTGTGGCTGAATTTGTTGTAGTTGTTCCAGTTACAGTTGGAGTACCGCCTCCACTTGGCATTGTTGGGTCATTAGACGCCACAGAATTAAATAGTGTTCCATTTTTATTTACTGTGCCTAGATTATCATTAACAAATAGCACAGGACTTAATGCAGTATCACCTTGATTGAATACTCCAAAACCAACTTTATAATCACCAGCTGTAGTAATATTATAATTAATCTGTTGCCATCCTGTTGAACCATAACTACCTGTTGAATAGTTTCCTGTTCCTGGATTAGTAGCACCTAATAAAATGTATTGAGCACTTACACCATTGATTGATCCAAGTGTTGTAGCTGAAGTTTTATTAACTAATGTAGCTAACGACCCGTCATTAAATGGAACATAGTCTGTACTTGTGTAGACCCATGCCATCTTAAATGTTGTGCCGGCAGCAAATGTAAAATCTTTAACTATCCATGCTGTGCTAGTAACATTACCACCTGTTGAAGCTACTTGACTGTTTAATGCTGTAATACTAGAACTACTTAAACCTAATGCTGTGGTCATAGCACTATAATTTGCTGAACCACCAGGTTGCATACCAACCATATAACTACCTGTATACGGACTAATAGTCCATACGTTAGAACCACAACAAGAAATAGTTTGTGTACCATTAACTGTCGCAACACCTATTCCTGATGATCCATATGCACCATTTTGTGTACCTACATTAGGACCACCGGTCCATCCATTCAGGTCACCTGTTCCAAAACCTACATCTGGCGTCTGAGCTAATACAGTCAAGCTTAGAGCCACTAATACTAGTGTTAAAATGTGTTTCATTTTTTTCCTTTATTTTTTAATAAAAGCGGTGTATTACAGGACCGCCCATAAATCCTTGAGTCATCATATAAGGATAATAATGTTTCATCATTTCAGACATTAACCATGCTTGATAATCTTTGTATGGTTGTAAAAAATATTTACTTTGAAGTTGCCACATAAGTTCCATTCCAATTTTCTGGTTTACCTTCTTCAAGCCTCTCCAACATATTAACATAATATTGTTGAAGTGGAGTTTTTTTCTTGATTAATACCTTGAGTGTTTCAATGGCATCAATCCAATCACCATTATAATAATCTTCCAAGAAATTTTTGTGTTCGATTGTTTCATCACCTAGAGTATAAATTCTTACTCCAATCTTTTTACCTTTAACAGCAATACAATCTAATTCAATAACAGGATATTCATCCTTTACTCTTTCAGCTGTTAATGGTCCTAATACAATTCTTACACCATAAGGTTTACTTTGGCCTTCTAATCGTGATGCCAGATTAACTGTATCCCCTAAGCAAGTATAATCAAATCTCTGGTCACTTCCCATGTTACCCACAACAACAGTACCAGTATTAATACCAAGACCCATACCAAAGGCAGGTACACCTTCTTTGGTAACAATCTCATTAAAAGTATCAAGACTATTCATCATTTCAAGAGCTGTCTTTACTGCCAACTTAGCATGATTGATTTCTTCAACGGGAGCATTCCAAAATGCCATCTGAGCATCACCAATATACTTGTCTAGTGTTCCATTGTTTGTTAAAATCTTTTCGGTCATCGCAGTCATGTAACGATTCATAATCTTAGTGAGACCTTGTACATCAGTACCATAGTGTTCAGAGATTGCCGTGAAGCCTCTAACATCTGTAAACATAATAGATAATTCTTTTGATTCTCCACCAAGTACCAATAACTCAGGATTCTTTTGTAATTTTTCAACCAATGCTTTTGATAAGTATGTACCAAATTGTTTTTTGATTTGCTGCTTCTGTAAAAATTCACTTACAAATTTAATACCGTAGGCATGAAGTATAACCAATACAAGACCAGCAATAAGGCAAGTAACGTCAAAAAGATATAGGTACTCCGAATACAAATACCTACTAACAGGCAAAATGCTACAAAGAACAATAACACATGAAAAAAGTCCAACATAAGTCCACCTCGTTAGAAATAATAGAATAAGTCCTAATGTAACTATAGATAATATTTCAACCCCATCCATCCAATCAGGACGTTTAATAACAACACCATTAATCATTGTACCAACTAATGCAGCTTGTAATTCTTGGGGCCATACAGCACCTTTGGCAGTTGGTACTGGATTGGCAATACCTGCAGCTGAAGTTCCTACAATAACAATGGCACCACCAAAATCTTTAGGTAAATCTACCATCGATACAGATTTACTTTGTTGTGACCAATCAATCCAAACTCGTCCTAGATTATCTGTGGTAATAGGACCAAATTTTGGAATACGCATCTTCTCAATGCCATTCTCATTTACTTTTACTTGTGTAGTTGTATCATTGGCTATAACACGGAGAATCTCCATTGATAAACTAGGATAGAATTTACCTTGTGATGTTATAATCAAAGGCACTCTACGATTTACTCCATCAATTTCTGGTAATGTGTTTGTTGTGCCTACACCAACAGCACTATTTTCTAATTTTGGAATGTTAGCAATAATACCAGGGTATTCAATGAGTGGTGCATCTTTAGGACCAATGATTGCAATACCAGGAGTTCGAGGAGTATTCTTATCTTTATTGGATGGTGTGTTACTTAATATTACCGGGAACTTATTAAGAACATTAAGTAACCTATCATCTTGATTGCTTCGGTCAGGATCAGGCATAAGAATATTGAAAACAACCACTCCAGCATTTCTATTATAAATTTCTCGTATAATATTAGCGTATTCACCACGTGGGAAAGGCCATTGACCATATCTTGATAAAGTTTCTTCATCTATGTTAACCGTGTATATGTTGTTTTCTGTTATTGGTTTAGAAGTAATGATAGTATCAAAGTAACGAAGCCTTACAGATTCAACAAAAGATGGATCCGCAAGCCGAAAACATAACACTAAACTTAAAGTGATTAGTGCCGTCCAAGGAGATAGTAATATTTTTTTCATTTGTATTTTTCTTCAGGTAAATCTCTATAATCGTGCCGTAAACAAGTTTTCATATAGGTAAGTGTTTCACCTTTTTTAGATAATACTTGAGCACTCTTTCCACAAAGTTCAACCTTACAAAGTGGTGGTGGTAATCTTGGGTTTAATGTACTATTTTCCAATTTGTTTCACCGTTAATGTGTTAGTTGTTGAATCTTGGTTCTGTAATTGTATTGTATAAGCATCTTGTGTTAAATTAATCATATAACCCCTATCTTTATTAACCAAAGCCGTAAAATTTTGTTTTACGTTTCTTGTTACTTGCCAATATGTACCCTTATCAAAAATATAAATCTGTGTTATTGCATTATAACCAACTGTAAAAGCTGCCAACATATAATTGTCTAAAGCATTGGTTAATAAATTAACATCCAATTCATTAATCCCCAACTCATTAAACTCAGCAAATATATCCTTAAACACTTTAACATCCAAAGCATTTTGATCCAATGCATTAAACTCTAAAGCCGAACCGGACTTGTTAATGTTCTCAATTGCTCTTTGTGTAATCTCTTTTGGAGGTCTTACAATTAACATATTATTAATTGCTGATTCATTTAACATTAACAGAACCGGTCTTAATGGTCTTGTTTCATTAGATGTAGTCATTGTGGCTTGAAATGCTTGATTAAGCACCACAGAACCCATAGCAGTTTGTACTTCAATTTCACCAACAGAACCATCTTTATTCGGTAATAGTATAATCATAGATTGACCTATTTCATCAACCGTCATACTAAATGCCGTGCCACGAACAGCAATCGTGGCAGTCGGTGTATTGATTGCAACTTTACTAGGGTTATTATGTGCGATATTACCAGAGGCATATCGTACGGTTCCCATTGCAACTTTTAATCCTAATTTACCCGCGGATTTATTCTTTGGGTCGTATACAAAATCATCAATAATAAGCTTTGAGTTTTCTGTTACTCTAACTTGTGTATCATCTTCAAAAGAAATACCTACAACACCGTTACCAGTTTGTACCAAATCATTACTATCAACACCAACATTCTTTTTAACTTCTATATTAGCTTTGTTTCTTGTAATTGAGGCAATACCTTTTTGTTCAGTTACAGAACCAATTGCAGCATTAATGTTGAATGATAGTAGTAGCGTTGAGATTACCACTAACACCACTACCTGTGATATTAACAATCGCCGTATTTGCATTTGTTACTCCGTCTTGTGTAATACTAACTGCGTTATATCCACCAATTACATTAAGTTCAATTTTATGGCCGCTGGCACCAGATTGTGTTGTTGTAACATTGTTTCTATTACCAGCAATTGCAATTTTAGTTTCCACGTTTGTACTATTAATATTACTAACTACTGTATTATAACTACTTGTGCTTTGGTTGTCGGTAGATATTCCATTATTGTTAATTGTACTACCAATGTTTAATTGATACACATAATTATCGGCCTGGCCAGTTGTACCAATATTCAATGTAGTGGTATTATTATCTCCATTAATGTCTATACCAAGTGTACCTGCATTGGTACCTAAATTACCCATATTAAGTGTTGTGGTATTCGTATTACCATACTGTCTAATATTGGCTATCGAATCTCCACCAATAAAATTACCAGAAATAGTATTGTTCATACCATCTTGTAAGACAGTAAGTTCCATATTGTTACCATCAACAACAAATGCTGGAGTGACTTGATTGTTTGGATCCCCAAAGGTATTTCCAGAACCGGCTTGTGTAATAGAGACGGTTGATAAATCTGCATTTGTCTGGTCTATGTAAACAGAGTTACTTCCACTATCCACAGCACCAACTAAACCCATAATGAAAGTTAAGGCCATAGCGGTAACTATTTTGCCAAACTTTAAGGTTTTCATTTTGTTTCCTTTAAATTGTCTTTTTTAGTATACATCTTTAATCCATCTTTTAATATTACTTCAACAACATCATTGTATTCTGTTGGTAAAACATTTACTTCTGTATCCTTAACGTAATATTTGAATGAACCGTATAGAGGTCCTTTTAAATCAGATTTCTTATAATATAGTTTTGTGTATTCTTTTAAATAGTAGGTTGTTGGTTTCGTTGTAACAACCTCTGTTGTCTTTTCTTCAATAACATCTTTAATCGGAAGTGCCGTGCTAACAGGTTTTTCATCTATCTCCTTTTTAACTACTTCTTCTTGTTTGCTTGTTTTGAACTTCCACAAACCTTTCTTTTCACCATCAAATATTAATTCTTCTACTGCCTTTTCTGTTGCTGATTTTAAAACAAAAATACCTACCTCCGTTGAGGACATACCAATTTCATTTTCAAATGCCTTAGTACCAGCATCAAAAAACTTAAATGTTGCCATACCTATTTGATAACTCAATAATGTCTTTCTTACATTGGTCGTCAATAATATCTCACCTGTTTGGGTGCTTACAACTCTCATTGATATCGTTACAACATCTTCATTGTATGATGTTGATGGACCAATTCCTAACCATCTCCAACCAAGTCCACCTGTTCTTACATTACTATCATATGATACAATAGATGCTTCTAATAACATACCAGCAAAAAGGATTGGCCTTAAATTAGATGGGTCTTTTGCCTCATCTCTTGCCGACCTAATCAGTTGCCGTTCTTTTAATAGATTATCAAGTCCAACTCTTTCTACCACTCTAAACCATTGACCATCGCCAATATCTTGTAACGCTTTAATCAATATACCTTCACCACCTTGTGTAACTGCTGTAGAAAAACTAGCCACACCTGTTTGTTGTTTCTTTTGACCAGTCGCATCTCTAAAAGAATATACTGCCACAACAATTTTACCATCTTGTGGTGGTGGAACTTCTCTGACAACCTTTTTAGTTTCTTGTGGTTGTTGTAATACTTCAGCATCACTAGTTTCAAATTTCATTGGTAATAGAGGACCTGTGGCCGCACAACCAAACAAACTGAAACACACCAAAACAATTAATTTCTTCATTAGAATTTTAATGTCCCAATGGGTATAATAACTTGTGTCAAACTACCATCCGTAGCAGTTACAGTTAAAGATATCTGGTCTGCTGTTTTAGTATACTGTATTGTATTACCTTCAATTGCAACTGTTCCACTTGTCTGTGGGTTTTCACCAAAAAGATTATTAACAAGTTGAGTAGATAGTTGTGCATACACACGACTTTCAAAATTGTTTAAAAACTTTTGGAGATTTGTATTGTTGGCAGCTGAAGCTGCATCTTTGGCTGCTTGTAGTCTGGCAGACTCTAGAGCTTGTTTACGGGTAGTCTCAGTATTCTCAATTGTTTGAATGTGTGATGAGTACCCTATGCCACTAAAGGAAGGTGATTTGAACTGAAAGATTTGTTCTCCACATACTAAACTACTTTTTAGTATTAGGAGTATCGTTAGTAGTTTTTTCATCTTTAATATCTCGCATCATCAACACAATGTTGATTTTCTGGTTCAATCTAATTAAATCATTATCTAACATTCTTACACGGTCTATCAAAGCAATTAAAACAGCACTCGCTTCTGAAAGAACAGGTTTTATTTCTTGTGTGGCCCATTGCCATACATAAAAGATAAGATAACCCATACCGCCAGCGGCAACAATAGGAAATCCATATTTGTTAATCATTTCTACTAAATCTGCCATTAGTCTTTCCTCGCATCGTTTTTACCATCGGCTCGTGCAATACGGTCAATATCTGGTTTTACGCCCATAGCGCTTGACATCAGAGTATCAATTCTGATAACATCATGGTTCATTGTTTTAACACGATTGTCTAAGGCAGTAATAATACCACTTAGAGATTTGACAGAGCCGGTAACACCAGCTAGAATAAATTTTAGGGTTAGGAATACAAAATACCCAGCAGCAATAGAGGATGCTATGGGAAACCCTACTTCAGCGACTAATTTGAAAAAATCCATATTTTTATATTGACAATTATTGGTTATTCTGATATAATCAATAAATCATCGATATAAGTATTCAATACATGGTTATTTATACCGGTTATTTTTAAAAGGAAAACATATGGAAATCAAGATATTAAAGCTTATTACAGGCGAAGAGGTACTAGGAGAAGTTGAAATTGAATCAGAGACAGAGGTGGTATTGGTAAATCCAGTAGGAGTGGCTATTGTTCGTGGTAAAGATGGTCAACCTAATGTTGGTTTTGCACCATTCCCAATGCACGCCGACCAAAAAACAGGCGAATCTATTGCCTTTGCTAAGAGAAATGTGATATACTCCTATGTTCCAGCGAAAGAATTTTTAGATAATTACAATCAAATCTTTGGTTCTGGCATCGTACTTCCTAATAAACAACTAATTGTGGGTTAAATTTGAATTTTTATACAAGCGTTCAAAGTTTTAGTAATTACATCCTCTATCGAGGCATCAAAAATGGTAAGAGAGTGAAGGAAAGAATTGAGTATTCTCCTTCACTTTTCATGCCTTCCAAGCGTATAACTAACTTTACAAATCTACAAGGTGAGTATCTTGACCAAAAGATATTCCCTGATATGCGTGCGGCCAGAGAATACATCAAACAATTTGATGGTGTATCCAATTCCCACAAGATTTATGGTCAAACTAGGTATGAGTATGCCTTTATTGCCGATGAGCACAAAGGTATGGTTGACTATGAATTTGATAAGATATCAGTTGCCGTAGTCGATATTGAGGTTGGTTCTGAGAATGGGTTTCCTGATCCATATGAAGCCAACGAACCAATCACAGCCATTACTATGAGTTATTTGAATGGTGATACATTTGTGTTTGGTTGTGGAATCTATGAAGTTCAAGGTAAAGAAATCTATGTGAAGTGTAAAGATGAACATACCTTATGTAAGAAGTTCTTGGAACTATGGGTCAAGAAGTGTCCAGATATTATTACAGGCTGGAACTCAAAGTTCTTTGATATACCATACATCATCAATCGTTTTCGTAAGATACTTGGTGAACCTGAAACAAAGAAATTATCACCGTGGAATTTTATTGGTGAACGCAAGACAGTAATTAATGGTCGCCAACAAATTGCATATGAAATGCTAGGTGTTGCCGCACTTGACTATATAGAATTATATAAATGGTATGCTCCTGGCGGTAAGTCACAAGAGTCATATCGTTTGGATGCAATTGCACAAGTTGAATTAGGTGAAGGTAAAATATCTTATGATGAATATGATAACCTACACACATTGTATCGGTTGAATTACCAAAAGTTTATTGAGTATAACATTCGTGACGTTGAACTTATCATAAGATTTGAAGATAAGTTGAAACTACTTGAACTGGCAGTAACTTTGGCATACGACACCAAATCAAACTTTGAAGATGTTTTTGCACAGACCCGTATGTGGGATGCGATGACTTATTCCTATCTTTTAGAAAAGAATATCATTGTACCACCTAGAGTTATCAAAGAAAAAGATTCAGCCTTTGAAGGTGCCTATGTTAAAGAGGTACAAGTTGGTTTACATGATTGGGTGGCTTCATTTGACTTGAACAGTTTGTATCCACACTTGATGATGCAATACAATATTTCTCCTGAGACATTAATTGAACCTCAGGACTATACAGAAGAAATGCGTGAGATACTTTCACAAGGCGTTTCTGTGGATGCTTTATTAAAGAAATCAGTTGATACTTCTGGTTTGGTGAACGCAACATTAACACCAAACGGACAATTCTTTCGAACGGACATTCAAGGCTTCTTGCCAAGAATGATGGAAGAAATGTATACAGACAGAAGCAAATTTAAGAAATTAATGTTGCAAGCTAAGCAAGAATATGAGAATGAAAAAGATGACTCTAAGAAGTATGAGATTGAGAAACGAATTGCCAAGTTTAACAACATTCAACTAGCAAAGAAAGTTTCACTAAACTCCGCTTACGGTGCTTTAGGTTCTCAATACTTTAGATTCTATGATTTAAGAATGGCTCTTGCTGTCACCTTAGCCGGTCAATATTCGATTCGTTGGATTGAGGCCAAATTAAATCAATACATGAATAAGTTATTGGAAACTAAAGATGTTGATTACGTTATTGCGAGTGATACTGATTCGATTTATCTACGCCTTGGAGGACTTGTTAATAAAGTTTACAACAATCGAGTGGATGATATCAACACTATTATCAGATTCATGGATAAGGTTTGTGATGATAAATTGCAACCGTATATTGATAAGTGTTATCAGGAGATTGCTGATTATACTAAGGCTTATGCGCAGAAGATGCAGATGAAACGTGAAGGCTTGTCCAACAAAGGTATATGGACTGCCAAGAAACGATATATTCTAAATGTGTATAATAATGAAGGTGTTCAATATAACGAACCAGACATGAAGGTTATGGGTCTGGAGATGGTTAAATCATCTACACCACAAGTTATTCGTGAGAAGATGAAGCAGGCCATCAAGATTATGATACAAGGAACAGAGCAAGATATACATAAATTCATCGCTGATTTCAAAGAAGAATTTAAGAATCTGCCACCAGAAGATATCTCCTCACCCCGTGGATGTAACGGTTTGGCTAAATACTATGATGCAACATCCTTTTATAAGTTGGGAACACCAATTCATGTTAAGGGTGCTATTTTATACAACTATTATCTTAAAGAAAAAGACCTTACTAAAAAATATCCTTTGATACAAGAAGGTGAAAAATTAAAGTATAGTTATCTAAAGATGCCAAACCCATTCAAAGATACTGTCATATCATTCCCAGGTAGATTACCAAAAGAATTTGGATTACATGATTACATAGATTATGATACTCAATTTGACAAAGCCTTCGTTGAACCAATCAAAGTTATATTACAATGTATGGGTTGGAAAACTGAAAAGACAAGTACACTAGAGGATTTCTTCTCATGATTTTTTTAACACTATTATCAGCATTATTATTATCTGGCATTGCTGGATATTATTCTATACTTGGTCTAGCTGCCATCTTTACGGGGGCATTTTGGCCAATAGTCTTTATGGGGTCGGTTCTTGAATTGAGTAAATTAGTTACTACATCATGGCTGTATCGTAATTGGAAAACCTGCCCCTTTTTATTGAAGTCATACTTAACATCAGCAGTTGTTATTCTTATGATGATTACAAGTATGGGTATTTTTGGTTTTCTATCTAAGGCACATATCGATTCAACAATGGATTCAGGTGCCAATACTGTTGAGATTAAAATATTAACACAACAAGAAAAGATTACCAAAGAGAGATTGGAATATCTATTGGCTCGTGCCAAAGATCCATCAACGGCAAGTAATCGTTTAGATAAACAAATTCAGGATACACAAAAAGAATTAACCGAAATCAATAAGAAACGATTACCATTACTCAAAGAGTCCAACAAATTAGTGGCAGAAGTTGGTCCAATAAAATATGTTGGTGATATGATATATGGTACAGATGATGATAATGCCATAGATAAAGCAGTAAGATTGGTAATCATGTTAATCATGGTTGTATTTGACCCCTTAGCTGTGTTATTATTGATAGCAGCAAACATATCAATGCAACAAAGAGTTAGAATACCAGAAGTAGTAAAAGAATCAAAACCTGTTTCTGTAACAGAGACAGTTGAAGTTGATAAAGAAAATATAGCCGACATTGAAGAAGGTTATAGTCGTAAGAAAAGAGGCTTTCCCAATAGAAAGGGAAAACTAGAACCTAAGTATGATTATGATGCTGAATATGCATTTCGTGAAAAGGAAAATAAATGAGTACACTTGACAAAATTAAAAAGAACAGTAGTGTTAAAGAATCGGCTATATTATCTAAGTCGAAATTTTTCACTAATAAAGATATGATAACCACATCGGTGCCAATCATCAATGTGGCTTTGAGTGGTAAACTGGATGGTGGTTTAACACCAGGTCTTACAATGTGGGCTGGACCATCGAAACACTTTAAGACAGCATTTTCACTTTTGATGGCCAAATCCTATCTGGACAAATACAAAGATGCTGCACTACTTTTTTACGATTCTGAGTTTGGTACTCCCCAATCTTATTTCGATTCTTTTGGTATTGACACTAATAGGGTGTTGCATACTCCTCTTACTGACATTGAACAGTTAAAACACGATGTGATGCAACAACTAACACAACTTGAACGTGGTGATAAACTAATCATCGTAATCGATTCCATTGGCAACCTGGCGTCAAAGAAAGAAGTTGATGATGCAGTTGAAGGTAAATCTGTTGCTGATATGTCTAGAGCAAAACAAGTTAAATCATTGTTTCGTATGGTCACACCACATTTGAATCTAAAAGATATTCCAATGGTCGTAGTGAATCATACTTACATGGAGATTGGTATGTTCCCTAAAGCAATCGTAGGTGGTGGAACAGGTTCATATTATTCGGCTGATAATATCTTTATCATTGGCCGTCAGCAAGAAAAAGAAGGAACTGAAGTCGTTGGTTACAATTTTATTATTAATGTAGAAAAGAGTAGATATGTTAAAGAAAAATCTAAGATACCTGTTACTGTATCTTTTGACGGTGGTATTAGCCGTTGGTCTGGCCTGCTTGATATCGCTATTGAATCCGGTCATGTTATTAAACCTTCCAATGGATGGTATTCTAAGGTAGATAAAGAGACAGGTGAAGTAGAAGATAAAAAGTATCGGATAAAAGATACCGACACCAAAGATTTTTGGTTGCCAATTATTACTAGTAAATCTTTCCAATCTTATGTTGAAGAAAAGTATCGTGTAGCATCTGCCGAGATTATGCAAGGTGGTGAAGAAGATTTATTCGATGACATTGTTACAATGAATGGAACTGAAAATGCTTGAAGGATTTGATTATTGTTTTATATACCCAAAGGATGATGCACAAGCCGTACACATTCGGTTATTAACCGGTCCCTATGTCGATACCATTTACAAATATGGTAAAGTAAAATTTGAGGAAAAGAATGATGAAATGCATTTACTTTTTCAATACGATGTGTTAGAATCCAAGGTGGACAAGCCGAAGAAACTAGAAAAAGATTTGGCATTTAAGAACTACATTGGTGATTTACTAGTGGAGATTATGGGTAGTAACATAGATGAGGAAGTTATTGATGAAACTGGAACAAGCGATATTAACCAGCCTGATTTACAATGAAGATTATTTAAGAAAAGTATTACCATTTATCAAACCTGAATATTTCTCTGACAGAACGGAGAGAACATTATTTAATGAAATTACATCATTCACGGAAACTTACAATAACCCGCCGGAGATTGCAGCGCTTAGCATTGCCGTCAAGGAAAAAACAAATCTCACAGATGACGAAGTTCAGAAGTGTGAAGATTATCTTTCGGAAATTGAAAAAGATAATAATCCAAAAACCGAGATTCAATGGCTTGTTGATAAAACAGAAAAGTTTTGCCAAGAGAAGGCAATTTACAACGCAGTATTGGGGTCTATTTCAATTCTCGATGGAAAAGATAAGACCAACGATAAAGGTGCGATTCCCAAAATATTATCGGACGCTCTAGCAATAAGCTTTGATACAACAGTTGGTCACGATTACTTACAGGACTCAGATGAACGATACGAATTCTACCACAGAAAAGAAGAAAGAATCCCTTTTGACTTGGATATATTCAACAAGATTACAAAAGGCGGACTACCTGCTAAGACGCTCAATATCGCTCTTGCCGGAACTGGCGTGGGAAAAAGTTTGTTCATGTGCCATATGGCTGCAGGAGCAATGGTACAAGGCAAAAATGTTTTGTACATCACTCTTGAAATGGCCGAAGAAAAAATAGCAGAACGAATTGATGCCAATCTATTGAATGTAACACTAGATGATTTAATGGAATTACCAAAGGATCTTTATGATAAAAAAGTTGAAAGAGTTAAAAGCAAAACTACTGGTAAACTAATCATCAAAGAATACCCAACGGCATCAGCATCAACTATCCACTTTAGGACACTACTTAATGAACTCAATCTCAAGAAATCTTTTATTCCCGATATTATATTCGTGGATTACCTTAACATTTGTTGTTCAGCTCGCATTAGGGCTGGTTCTAATATTAACTCCTATACCTACGTCAAATCTATTGCTGAGGAACTTAGAGGACTTGCGGTCGAATATAACTTACCTATTGTATCAGCGACTCAGACAACTAGAAGCGGGTTTACAAGTTCCGATCCAGGACTAGAAGATACATCAGAATCATTTGGTTTACCAGCAACAGCAGACTTGATGTTTGCTTTGATTACAAGTGAAGATTTGGAAGCGCTTGGTCAAATCATGGTAAAGCAATTGAAGAACAGATATAACGACCCATCATACTACAAAAGATTTACAGTAGGTGTTGATAGGGCTAAAATGAAGTTGTATGATATTGACCAATCAGGTCAGATGAATATTACTGATGCAGGACATGATGATAAACCATTGAACACCTTTGGTAATCGTGATAAAAAATTTGAAGGCTTTAAAGTATGATATTAGAAAGAGTTGATGCGTTGTATTGTGCCAAAGCATTCCATGATTACTTTAGTGATTTTGGTACAATAGAACAATACATGAGAGATGAGAAATTAAAGTCTGTTGGTGAAATACCTCAGTCTTTATTTCCACCAGAAGATGATTTGTTCTCAGATTTTTCAATGCATCCAAAAGATATGGATATTGAAGTATGTGAAATACCTAATGATACATGGGAAACATTACTTGCAATCACATCTTCTCATGTCAATAAGGCACCAGTTGGAAGAAACATTCAATTGGCAGTCCGAGAAAAGAATACACAGAAGATACTTGGTTTCATTCGATTGGGTTCTCCAGTCATTTATATGAAACCTCGTAATGATATGCTTGGTCAGGTGTGGATCCAACAACCAGACTCAGCCAAACGATTTAATCAATCTACTATAATGGGTTTTGTTATTGTACCTTCACAACCATTTGGTTTTAATTACCTTGGTGGTAAATTGTTATCTGCCATTTGTACATCACATACAGTCCGAGAGATATGTAATAAAAAGTATGGTATGAATCTTTGTTTGTTTGAAACGACCAGTTTATATGGTTCAACAAAACAAGTATCACAATATGATGGAATGAAACCTTACATTCGGTTTAAAGGACTAACAGAATCGGATATGGTACCAATGATGCACGGTGACCGATATAATACTTTAAAAGATTATGTGGAAGATAAGGTTGGAGATTTATTAGGTGGAGATGAATCTACCACAAGTAGAAAACTTAGGAGCTTCACCAAGATAATAGCTTTAACCAAAGCAGCACTTAAAGGTACTGATGAAGGATTGGCATTCAGCTTAACGATTGAGAACGCTAAAAGGTTGACAGAGAAAAAAAGATATTATGTGTCTGATTATGGTTTTAGTAACATGGTTGACTATATGAATTGTAAGGCCGACCAATTAGTAAAAGGCGAGAACTATGAAAAACATGAATTGGTAAACATCATCGAGTGGTGGCGGAGTAAAGCAATAAATAGATATGAAACTCTCAAAACAGAGGGTAGATTAAGAACAGAGCTTGAAGTATGGACTTCAGGTAAAGACATTCAAATCATTAGGTAAAAAATGGCTGCTACACAAAAAATAGATTTTCTAGAAATAGTAGAAGATGTATTATCAAATTATATTATAAATCAAATAATTAAACCTAAAGGTAAAACTACAGAAAAACCAGCTGTACGATATATTGTTATGGTTCCAAAATTTATAGCAAATGTACAACCTAAAAAAAGAGCAGACCATCAAAATGATATTGAAGATTTGTTAAAGAAAAAAATTGGTACTTCATATAAAAAATATATTAATTTGAATGGAAGAATTAAGACATCTTCTGGAAATTTTTTATCGACAACAATCGATGATACTGAAACAACTTATGTTATCTACTTAAAAGAACAACCATCTGAGTTAACTCTTTTACCAAAATTAATTAATAAACAAAACCCTGTTGTTGGTGTATGGTTATCAGCAATTGAAATGAAAAAAAGAGTATTACAACATATTGATTCAAGTGTAATTACTTCTCAAAAAGATAAAGATGCTTATCATGATTTATTGAATAACGCAATAAAGCCTAGTACAAATATGATTAAGTATAATATCCCTAAGAATGAAAAAAATGCTGAATTTTTCGAACTAATTAGTGCTATTAATTTAGCTTCTTTATTAAAAGCTGGTGATGCTTATATTGTTAATGATTTATTGCATATGCCAGCCAAGTATAAAAATATTTTAGGTAAAAAAGAGATTAAAATTTTTGTACCAGATGATGCCACCACATCTCTTATGGATTTCTATATTGATTTTAAAGGTGTCGCAAGCGGTAGTATTTCACAAAAAGAAAAAGAAGAACAGTCATTGAAAATAAGTGTTAAAGCAAAATTATCTGCCGCTAAAGAAGGTAAGTTTGCTACTGGAGGTACCAATACCATAAAACTACAAGATTTATTTGATAAAGATGTAAAACTTGTTGAAGAATGGTATAATAATTTGAGTAAATATAATTTAGCAGATTTGAAACAAAATCAGTATGGTCCAAAAATAGTCGCAGAGGCTGGTGTTGAAAGTTCTGTTACTTCTATAGGAGTGATGTATCCAATAAGAGCTTTAGGTAAATTATTATCTGATAGTAAAACTAAAGCTGTCATGAGAAATGAACTTTTAAAAACCATAGCATATTTTGGCAAGTCATCTAAAGATAGAGTTGTGGACTTTAAAAGTAAAACTAAAAAATATACCAATGACCAAGTAGCAAATGCTTACATGGATATAATAATTAATATATCTTCAAAACTTTTAACTTATAGAAAAGAAAGTCCATTAGTAAAAGAAATGGTATCAGATAAGAAAAATTTCGACATAGTATTGCTTACCTTACCTTTAATTTTAAAATCTTCCGTTGATCCAAAAATTAATGAAAATGTTACAAATATTGGCGTAATCTGTGAAAGAGTACTACAAAATGCTTCTAAAGAAGGTAATCCAAAAGAAAAACATAATTATTTCTATATGTTTTATGACCAAGTTCTAGGAAGAAAACACGTTATATATGCTGTGGCAACAAGATATGGTCCTAACCAATTAAAATTTAAATATTTGGCATATGCAAATTGGTTAGAAGAATATAATAATTGGAAAGGCGATATGGAAAAAGCTTGGATAAGTTTGAGAGGTAAAAGTAATCCTAATAAGCTTGGTACGACTGGTGCTCTGGGTATAAACTTATAATGCCACTAATAGACTTTGATAAACTCGCAAAAGAATATGAAACCGAAGATGACTTTGGTTTCTCTGCCGTATCTGAAGAAGAATATAATTCAGTTGTCAATAAGACAGCTGAGACAGCCGATGATTATAAACTAAGGTTACATGAAGTAGAGAAGATTATTATTCCTTTTCTTTCTAAGTTACATTCGACTGGAGACAAAGAATATATATATTGGCCTAATAGAAAACCTCTTATTGAAAAACAAATTGAAAGAATTTTAAAACTAACGAAAGCTTGACATGAGTGCTACTGTGATTATACCGACTACGGGTGCTCCCGAAGTTCGGAATGCTATTGAGTCTGTATTAAAACAAACTTACCCAACAACCTGTTATGTAGTGTGTGATGGTAGTGAATTTCAACCAAAAGTGACTGAGCTTGCATTTGATTATGTCAAATACAAAAATATTAAGTTTTGTTATCTACCCATCAATGTTGGTGCCAAAGGATTTTATGGACACCGAGTCTACGCAGCATTTACCCACCTTGTCGATACAGATTATGTAATGTACCTTGACCAAGATAATTGGTTATATCAAGGTCATGTTAAAGCTTGTATTGATACAATCGAATCCAGAAATCTGGATTGGTGTTATTCCCTAAGGAA